GGTGTATTTAATTGAGTTTGAAGCACCTTCCTTACCTTCCAGTAATTTGTATTACTTTAGACATCTATCCTAAACTTTCTGGTTATGCAACCGTAATAGCGGAAGTTCCCCATGCCGGGGCAGTACCGCCCGAAATGTGCGCGAGTTTTGCGGAGTAAGTACCAGCCGACGGGTCCATTGTAAAATCGGTAACGATAACAGAGTTATCCCCACCAAACACAGGATCGCCGGTTGCCCAATCGCCCTGTACGCCAAAGTACACGCCAAAGGCACGCGGGGTCAATCCACCGTTAAGCGGTTCGAGAACTGTAAGAGACCCGGACAAATGAGAGGCGGCACTTTCTCCGCTTCCACTTGCGGCGGTTGCGGCGGAATTATCAAACGGCCCCGAAATTGACATGCTGAAAGTTGCCTGTCCAGTAAGGAACGTCTTTACAAGTTCCTGCATTGCGGACACATCAATTTCATCATACGTTAGACCGACACTACCCAAAGAACTTACAGGGACATCCCGAAGCGTGCCGCCTGAATCTTCTATCTGAAATTTTGCAAAACGAGGTGAAGTTCTACCAGTTGCCATTTTTTTATTCTCCTAAATATTTAATTTCCACGAACAAACGCAAGCGCAAAGGTTACGGTTGTAGCCGTACCTAGCGCAATTTGCCAGCGTACATATCTTTTGACTGTTGCCGTTTTTGCCAGTGATACGATTCTGGCCTGCGGCGTGCTAAAGTTTACAGAGCCGGAAGAAAGCAAGTCAGCAAAAGACCCATCACTATTTGTAGAGGCGTCCTGTACTTTTATACTAGCCGTTCCATCCCCACTAAAGACTTGATACATCATGTACCCGCCTTTGGTGGTCTGCGCTGTTTGGTCAAGTCCTGTCGCAGTATTGGCGGCGGTTCTTGCGGCTTTCGCATGTAACAAAGTTCCCCACGGCCTAGCATAAGCGGTGTTCCCTGCGCCGTCGGTTGTGTTACCAAAGGGGATGGAAGCATAAACGGGATTGTTATCAGGTTCGCCGTAGTATCCCAACTGTGTAAACTTTCCGCAGAATACAGGGTCATTATTTACGGGGGCGGTCTGAATCCCGCACGCTAACATGACATTGCGAGTCGTTCCCGCGCCATTCATAACAACGTGTAACCCGCTGGTGGCTGTGTTATCGAATAACCCGTTCAGCGTTCCCATTGATACGGAAGCATTACCGGGAAGGGTAGCCTTTACCGTAAGCGTGACCGCATCGTCTGTCCCTTCGTCGAACGTACAAGCCAACGGCCCAAAGGAGCGGGTATAGCCTGAGAGGTCGTAACCGTCCACATACGCCCGCCAATTTCTTAATACTGTTCTACCAGTCGCCATGTTTCACCTTTCGCTTTGGTTCTATAACTTCATCTTCCGCGAGGATTGCCTTATCATCTTCAATCAGTTGTTGCGCTTTTTCGTCTGTCACGTCATAGACTAATCCGGCCTCATATCTTTCTGTAGTGCATGTGATTTTTACTTTCATTAGTTTTGTTGCTCCGAAATACTTACGGCAAAGTCAGCACCAAAATAATTATTTCCAGCTGGGTCGGCTTTGGGGCCTATACTGACATCGCCAATCTTCATTTCAATTCGCCCGGAGTATGGCGCGGGCGTGGATATAATCGCATTAATAATCAATATCAATTTATCCACTAACGCCGAATAACTTGCAGGGAATGCGCTAATGTCACCAACTGCCACGCCTAAGAATCTATAATTAAGAGTATAGGTTATCGTCATTGGTGCGTCCGCGTTTTGTAACATCGCGTCCCACGTCATACCAAAACCAGTAACCCACGCTTCGGGATTAGGAAATAAAACGTTAGGCTTAGAAATCCAACTACCTGACATTTCGTTTTTGTCTTTTACCGTCACCCCTGCAATTGAAATGTTAGAGATTGCATCGGCTATATTCGCAAGGTTTAGGGATACTGTCATTATGTGTACTCCCTGTATAACTGAATAACCTTTTGGGCGAATGCCGGGACATCTTGCGGGCGAATAACAACTCCCGAAGCGGTTACGGTAACATTCCCGCTGGAACTCTGCCCGCTGCGCGTGCTATTCAACCCCTGCGCTATTGATAAAACTGCCTCTTTTACATCTTTAGGGACAATAGGCCACCCAAACTTGCCGATAATCTGGACGCCGTTTCTATATGACGGAAAGAAAGAATTTGACCTCATGGGGTTTATTTCAATCGAGGTATAAGGCTGCCCGTCCAGTGAGGCGTTAGCGGGGAGTAAGTCGTATTCCGTAGACGCTAAAGCGGAATAGGAACGAAGCCCGGAATAGTCAACGGATAAAGATGTTATCTCGGTGAGCGGGTCAATTTCCAAACATCGCGGTTCGTCCCGTTCTGGTGTGTAGTATCGGGTCTCATCCAGAGTAGTATAAAAAAACCTGCGCCCTGTCTCACGGTCAAAGTATCGGGAGGCGGCTTCAATAAGAATCTCAATCACGCTATCATCGCTTGTGTCAGTGCCGACCGCGCCATCTAATCCCCTTACCGCGATCCACGCTTTATACTCTGCGAGAGTCGCGTAACTGTTTTCGAGTCCTAACCCTGCTGTTGTGTTTGCGCTGGTGGGGGCGGCTGTCAGTCCTGTACAAGTTCCATTGTCAATTGCTATGTTCAGCGTTGTGTCATTGGCGGCGGCTACATGGGCGGTTAGTACAATGTCCGCGCCCGTCCCACTGATTGCAAAATACGCCGTTATGTCAGCGTCAAAGGCTAAGGCAGTACGGATAAGCCCCGCAACCATGGAGGCAGTATCGCCGCTCGTTACTGCCACGGATAAAGTTTTAGTCACATAAGCGGAAGTAACGGTGACGGACGCATTACCCGTTCCTGTTATCGTTCCTGTTACTGTTGCGGTCTCTACTTGTTTGATACTCATGTGTTAATCCAATCTTCCCAATTTCCACGGGGTAGGACATCTTCGGGGACGTAGGTGTCGCGGCTTATATTCAGGAAGCGGGCAGGTAAAGCGTTGCTGAAAAACTTGTAGCCCACTTCCTCAAACTCGAAATCATTTTCAGGCTCGCCGCTATCGTGGCCCCAAAATAAATCTTTACGTGTTCCCGGCTTGTGCTGAAATCCAATACACAATAAAGTTGTAAATCCCATCCATACTGCAATCTGGAAAGCGGCGTCCATAATTCGGTAGTAAGTAATCCCGTATTTGGTAAGGGCTTCCTTTTGAGTAGGTGACTGCCCGCCGATTACATACTGAGAGCCGGGGCGATGTTCAAATCTGTAAATGTTCTCGCCTTTCAAATCGTCCCAATCAGGAGAGGGAAAAAACTTTGGAACATCTCTGTACTTTTCTACAACTGCCGCGCCATCTTCCAGTTTTAGCCGCTCGTCTACCCCGATATAGTAAGTGGGCTTCCATCCTTCGTAGTGGTAAATTGTGTTCACTCCGAATGATGGATAATTGAACAAGCTGGGGGGAGTCAATTCTAAGTTTGGCCCCACCCCAACGATTAAGCATGTCTCGCCTTTGTGCTTGTTATAGAACTGCGAGACATTATTCATAGTAGACGATAACGCTTCCCGTCGCTGCATTTCCACCAGAGGCGATAACTACCTTAATGCGCCCGTTCAAAATCGGCTCTGTTCTGTCACCGCCCGCCGTACCTGTCAGGGCTGCGCCGTCGGCTACTGCGTGAACCAAGTCACGCGGATAGAACCATGTATTCGATGTTCCAGCGGTGGCCTTTGTAAGTAGAGGCTTGTTAGCGTCGCCCTCACAAGTTACTGTGAGAGTTGCGCCGGTGGCAATCGTTCCGGGAATATACAAAATACAGCACAACTCTCCCAAAACAGCGGGATTATTTTGTACCGTTGCATCGCCGGACGCATCAGTCGTAATGTTGAATCTTTGGCGTTTCATCATTTGCGCCTCTTGTATTCTTTCACTTCGGCAGGCGTTTCTTCTGGTGCTTCAACCTTTACCGGTTCTGGGATTTCCTGCGCTTTCCCATTTTCCACCAGCCATTTACCAAGAACATCATCAACGTTCACTTCATCGCCTTGGATAAGTGTCCGCCTTGCGTCTTGGTAGTGTTCAAGCATTTTTACTTTCATAACTACGCCAGCGTTACGTTCGTATTCGCCACAACGTACCAAATACCGTTATAGGCTTCCACCGTGAAAGTATTTGCAATTGCCGCGCCAAAAGTGCCAACGTCGGAGGCGGTTGAGCCGTTATTAAATCCGGGGCTGGTATTGGTTACGGTATGAGCGGCGGCGGTAGTTGAAAGAAAGCGAATCTGCAAACCATCATGCCCGCCTGCTTCGGGCTTTCCGGCAGTAGGGGCGGGAAGGATAATCGCGCAAGCTGTCCCCTTGGTGATAATAACTTCGTCGGGGAAGTCTTTTAGCGCAAGACTAATCGTAGCGTCGGCAGATGCAATATATTGACGGCGGGGCAAGTCTGCCATGCGAGAGTGCCGCGCTCTAAGTACATAAGTTCGTCCGGGCATTTTATTTTCCTTTGCCTCGCCCCTACCGTTTGGCGTGAACTACGTTACATGGTAGGGGGTCAGGCTGTCATATCGGAAGGGCTATTACACGCCCACGTTGTAGGTGATCGCCGAAGCCTCAGTATCGCGGTAGGTCATGCCCCAACGTACAAGGGCGACGATTTCCCACGAGTCAGCGTTAGCGATGCGGGTTGTTTCGAGGGTCATGCGGCGTTTGAAGGCCTGCTTCCACTGGTCGAAGCGAACCGCAAGGATTGAACCGGATACGTTATTTGCGACCGTACCAGTAGCGACCTTACCAGCCGTATTCGCAAGGCGGGCGGTGCTGTTGCGGTGCATCTGGAAAGCGGGCAGAATGTTATAGCCGTAAGCGCGAGTCAAGAAGCCGTTTTCAACGGTGGCGGCAGAGTTGACATCTTTGGTCTTGACTTCGGGCAACTTCATATTCGCCCAATAGGTGTTCATATCAACCAAGAATGACACGTTGCGCGGGTCAGCACCATTCAAACCGGCAGTACCCATCAGCTTCAAAGTGTCGATGTAATCTTCGATCTGGAATGAGGCGGAAGCCGAGCGGCTGTTAGCGGTGTTGGTAACGAGTGCCAACTTGCGGAAGCCGTCCTGCAAAAGGTAGACCGTACCAGCGGAAGGCGTGCCGTCAATGCTGTTGATATTCTTGTTGGCGGAGGTTTCAACGTCGCCGTCAATCATCAGGTGTTCGAGAATTTCCGCGCCCGAAATGGTCAACTGCTGGCGGAGTTGCGGAACAAAGTTGATAAGAGAATCTTCGGTCATTTCCTGTGTGTACAGGACACGCGCTCCGAGTTTCGAGAGGGTCAGTTGCTTGTTAGCGGTCGCCATCTGCGAAGCGGTGACAGTGGCGGCGGGGACTTTCAAAGTCGCATCACTGGCGGTTGCTTCGCTCACGCCGTACCAAGTCGGGTCAGTGGATTCGAGGGGAACGTAAATGCTCGAATAACCATCGGGGACAACCTGAGAAGGAATCTTGTCAAACACCACATTAGTGGCGCGGATCGCTTCCCAAATCTGATTACTGTAAGCAGTACCAACCCAATCAGAACCAATGGTAGAACCGCCGGTGTACATCGGGTCGGTGGCAGCTTTTACAGCATTTCCAACGGCTTCGGTAGTGGGGTCAATACCAGTCGCGGCCTTGAATGAGCCTTTCACGTAAGCTACGCCCTTGCGGGATTCTTCGGTGTTGTTGTCTTTCAGTTCGGCAACCTTGAAGGAAAGAGCCTTCATTGCGCCCGCTGAAATGTTCTTACCAGCCGACTGCAAAGTTTCAATAAGCAGGGAGGTGTCACCAGCATCGAGCGAGTCATATTTCCAAGTATCACTAAACTTGGACTGGTAGGGGGCTTGCCCTTCAAACGGAAGGCGGCGGCTCTTGGCCTGCTCCGCTTTCACGGCAGCTTCAACGGCCTCGCGCTTTTCGCGTTCGATACGGTCGGCGGCTTCTTTCTCTGCCTTATCGTTTTGTTCGGCGGCACTTTGCAGGGCTTCAAGTTTCAGAGCCTGCTTGTTGAGGCCGTCCAGTTTTTCCACCTGTTCATCTGACAGGCTGTCACCCAAAGCAACAAGGCTCTTAATGTCCTTGCGTACTTGGGCGAGTTTGTCACTAAGTTCGTTCATGTTATTTGCTCCTAATAAGTTTTTTAGATTGTTCAATAACCCGCGCACGCTTCGCCGCCTGTTTGGCCTCTGGTAAAACGCCGTCGGTAATCTCAGGGAATTGGTAGCCCGCTTCCCTGTAAATTGCTTTCATTGCCGGAAGTGCAATCGCTGAGTGGTTAGCGGGTGAGAAGTTGCCGTTCCCCATTTCCCATAAACTAAATCCCGCCAGCGGCCATACTGCAATTCGTCCCGGCCTGTTCTTTTCGTAGGGTATCAGCTTCCCGCCTACATCCAGCCGCGCTAAGTGCGCGATGGAGTCGGAAGACACCGCAACCATTCCGCGCCATGCGGCATCCATAATGTCTTTTGCCTGCTTCAATGCCTTATTCAAAATTACCTTGATATACCAGCCGTCTGCCCGCTTTTCCAAACTCCCCGGTACGGAATCCCCAACGATGACGGGCTTATTGTCAATGCCTTTCGCTCCCTGCTTTACGCCGTGCTGATAAATAACCAGTGGGGTGGTAAATGCGTTTTGCATAATGTCGGTATTCGCGTCGAACCATTGCCCGTCTGAATCTTTGGTAAACGGTAATACTCTTACATCCAATTCCCAATCGCCAACCGCTTTGACTGCTAAAACTTTGAGGTACTTTGCGGCATCCTCGAAAATAAATCCAGCTTTCCCCGCTAGACTGGCGGCGTCTGCTTTTCCCTCTACAACTGCGGCGTAGCAAATACCATAAGCGGCCTGCTCGTCGTTTCCGTCCGCCATGACTTTTTCTTTGCATCTGTCGAACTTGTCTTTTAGTTCGGGTGGTACATTATTCGGCATGTCCTACTCCTAGTAAAACTAGACAACAAAAAAACGGCGTGTCAATTCCTAGTTATCTAGGAACTAACACGCCGCCTACTGGCCTTTGTGCGTTTTGCCTACATTATCCCTTTGCCGTTATCGCGTCACCTGCGCCTCTGGCTATCTGATAAGTAAACTATATTGTGCTTTCTTTTATCACGGTTTCAAGAATAGCGCAAGGTTACTTTTTAGATTTTAGAAAACTATTAACCGCAAAGTTAGCGGCTTTTATAGCTCCTGCCATGTTCTTACTAATAACCGCTGAAACTTTCTTCCATCCAACCTTTGCGGGTTGCCTCGCCTGTCCGTAATCATCGCGGGTATAGTATGCGCCGGGGGTGGGGTTGATAAGTCTAAAGTTATACCCTTTGTTTGTTTCTGCTGGTTTATACGTCCACGCTTCCGCGCTCTTTCCTGTTCTATGGTCTCCTATCATGTCCGGCCCGCCATTAGCCCAAAACCAGCGGCGTTGTTTCTCGGTAAAGAATGTAGTGCCGTATGCCGATTTCCTTGTAACGTATTTATAAGGTTCAGGGTGTCTTAATCCGCTCTGCGAGTCACCTATAAACCATTCTGACATTGCTTGTAAGGCGACCCGCGTAACTCCGCGAGGGAGTTCTTTTAGATACTTCTGGACTTTTTCTACTCCACGTATTTTGAAGTTTACGTTCATTTCACAATAGCCTTGATTCTGTTGTATGCGTTTCGGCTGCGCTTCTTGTCGGTGGCTACCCGTGAACAGTCACAACGCCAACCGCCGCAGGTCAAATTATCATTTGGCGGGTTCTTTGGGTAGACTCCCAACTCGTCCCACTCACTAGCAAAAGCTACGATACCATTCAGCGCGTTACATTCCGGGCAGTGCTGCTCGGTCTCTCCAAGTACCCACATTTCACGCCCGCCATTTTGTAAGGTAATGAGGCTGGTTGCGTTCTCATAAGCGGTGTTCCATTGGTTCGCCCATAATTCAGCGCGTGACAATAACGGGTCAATGGGAGAGCCGTCAGAGCGGGCGGCCATAATATCTTTGAAGTATTGATATGCAAAACTTGAATCGGTCTGGTCTGCTATTGCTTGTAATAGGGGTTCTTCCAGATAGTCAGGGAGAGCGGCAGAGGTATTATCTGCGTTCATGCCCTCATCTATCCATGCCGTATTATAGGCGTTTCGTAACTGCCCGCCGATAATGGAGGACATGCGGTCGGTAAAATCTACTGTGCTTACGTTGCCCCTGTACGTATTCTTTACGAGTGACTGTATCTTGGATAGCATATCGTCATAAGACTTGTAAGCGTAAAACTTTACGGAAGCATAATAAAAACTTCTCGCCTTACCGCTAAGAAACGGCAGAATTTGCGGGGTAAACTTTAGCGCGTCCCGAATAAATTTGTATCTCATCCCATCGCCTTATTGATTGCCTCTGCCAGTAACATAATCTCGCTTTTTACGTTCACAGAAAAGACGTTCCTCACATCGGCCTCTGTCTTACATGCTGGTAAAGCGGCTTCGATTTTCTCCCGCATGTCAGAGGGAATAACGTCACTGTCAAACGGTACAGCCTGCCCGATTCTCTTTAGTGCCTTGCGTTGCCAGCGGGCGAGGTCGGCCTTTACCGGCGTCTGTGCGTCTGCGTTATTAGGTTGCGTGTCCGGCGGTTGCGCCATCATGTTATCGGGCTGTGCGTTATTGACCGGGTTTACTACTTCCTGCTTTTGCCCGCTGGATTGTGACACCTGAGACAATAACAAATCGTCGCGCTCGTCCCCTAACGGGTCATCGCCATAGATTTCTTCCCTAACCTCTTTTACAGTGTGGGTACGCTCAAAGGCTTCTTGCTCCCTGAGTTTTGAGTCAATATCAGCCACCCGAATATCATCAAAGCGGCCAATTAGAGGGCGTCCGGGATAGCGCGGAAGCAGAGCGGTGGAGATTTTCTCGCCCATCATGGTAAGCATCGGGTAGACGGTTAGTTCGTTGAATGACGCACGGCCTACAACACTATTGGCCTGCGTCGCGTTTTCGGATAACATCGTAAAACTTCCGGGGGCAATGGTTGTCATTATTTCTTCTTTGTTCAGCTTGCGCCCTTGGATAAATTCCATTTCGCGTTGGGATACCGAATTTTGTAACCACTGTACGCCGCCTTGACCAACGCCTCGAAGCATAAGCATTTCACGCTTACGACTGGCTTCTCTGGTGTCCTCTTTTATTTTCTCCCATGACGGTTCGGCTATCATCTGCTCGAATGTCATCACAGAGGGCAGGCGTCCGTTATTGTTTGCAAATAATGTAGTATTGTATTTCTGCATCCCAATATCGCCAGCGGCTACAAGTGCAATAGACTCAATCGCAGAAAGACCCACGAAGCGGGACATCGGATTGAATCGCTTGAAGTGGACAATCTGGTGCGGCTCTAGGAAGATTTCCATGCCGTTGCCGGGATAATACATATAGCCCCGTAAATACATCTGCTTGTCAGGGACGGGGATAATCATACTGGAAGGGATAAACCATAGTTCTTCCGGCGGGGAGTTCTTATCGGGAGCGTTTACCCACCAGTAAGCATTACCAGTCAACTTATAAAATGCGGTTGTGGCATAAAGGAACTCATACCGCGAGTCTAATTCATTAGGGTTATTGATAAGTAATTCTAAAGGATGGTTCGGGATGTCCTTCGGCTCTTTGCCTGAGATTATCCGCGCTACACTAAACGGGGTCAATGCTCCCGCCGACGCTGTAATATCAACAGCCAA